CTTAGAAGGTCCACCTCAGTGTTCGCACAACACCCAAGGATAATTATATCCTTGTAAGCTGTATGGAAGGATCACTACATGGTTGTTAGGACGCGCCGTGTCACCGATTATTCGACGACAGGAGTGTATCGAGCTTTTAGTGGCCCTATTTTGGCCACCAAGATCGACTACGCTTGCTATCTTAACAGTCCTCAGAAAGTGATATCCGACGGTCATCCTTTCCATCTATTACGACGGAAGGTTAACTCGTTGGATATCGGGGGGTCTTTTGATTCTTGGAAAGTTGTTCAATCCATGGGTAATGGATCGTTCAACATAACTAATGGTCCAAAGACTTCGGGTTCGTGGTACTCTTATGACGGACCTTTGTTTGCTCATTCGCACCAATCTAGTGTGAGTAGCTCACAAAGTCTGCCATTTAAGTCTGAATCTCAGATGAACGCGCTCGGTACCACTGGTATCGCTCGCGCCATTCCGACAAACCCTCTTTCTGGTATGGGTCAATTCCTTGGTGAATTGCGTGATCTACCCAAGGCAGAAGTTTTGCTTCTTGCCAAGCGTAAAGCTAGAGACTTTCGCCGTCTCGCAAGAGACGGTTCTAGTGACTATCTGAACGCTCAATTTGGTTGGATCCCTTTTGTCAAGGACCTCATCGAGTTTGGCAAAGTTGTCAAACACTCCGATGAGCGCATACGCGAATACGCCCGGGATTCTGGACGTGTTGTGCGTCGGCGTCGACACATTAGTAGTGATTCGTCTACAAGTGTCACTAACAATGGTAGTGCTTACGCTCTGCCATCTCTTAATGTTAACTTGCAGACGAGCCCTGGTAACAAAACTACCACTATCCGGACAACCACTGATTCGTGGTTTTCTGGTGCGTTTACTTACTATTTACCGCCTCCTTCCGATGATTTCTTCGGAATTGACGGTCATAAACGCGCTGAAGCATTACTCGCTCACCTTTATGGTTTGCGTGTAACGCCTGAGCTAGTTTGGCAGCTTGCTCCATGGTCCTGGGGCGTTGACTGGCTAACGAACGTTGGGGACGTTGTCCACAACTGGTCTGCTTTCCAGAACGACGGCCTTGTGATGAAGTATGGATATGTGATGTGTACTCAACGTACCACCACGACCTACTCATTAACCGGACTAACACTTTCACGTGTCGGTAAGGTTAACCTTACGCAGTTTAAGGTTGAAACAACCAAACAACGACGTAAGGCCACACCATATGGCTTTGGCCTTGATCCAGGGTTGTTTTCCCCTCGTCAATGGTCCATCATAGCGGCCCTTGGAATATCCAAGGCTCCGCGATCCCTAAATTTCTAGGGAACTAACCTCAATCGCACAATTACGTGCAAACTGAAGAAAGCTGTGCCACATGTCCTTCGCTGATCCGCAAACTGTCACGATCAATGCCGTTGCCAATACTCTTCCGCGAACTTCCTCGGGTGTGAACTCGGGTATTTTCACGAAAGATGATGGGCTCGTCAAGCTGTCCGTTTCTCATCAATATGGGAAGCGTACTCGCCGGACGATCCGACTTGATCATGCGAAGATCGCCGCTGATCCGCTTATTTCAGCTCAGAATATCAAGTACACCATGTCGGCGTACCTGGTATGTGACCTGCCCGTCACCGGTTATACCGTTGCCGAGGCTAAGCAGATTATCGACGCCCTCGTCGCTTACCTTGCTGCGACTACTGGTGCTCGCGTTACCCAGCTTTTGGGTGGTGAGCAGTAGTAATCTCTGCTAGGTAGCAGTTTCCGCCGGCGAAGACTGCAAGTGGCTACGGATTGCTAACTTCCATCAGGAGGTAACAATGAGAGCCTTATGCAGCCTTCTACAGCATGTGCTAGCTGACGCTAGCCAATGGTGTTGTGCAAGCACTTCTCGTGATCTTGAAACGATTACGAGACGGTTTGAACACGAGGGGTTATCGTTTCTCACAATAACCTTACCATCCTTTTCTGCAGACTTCGAGAGAAGCCTGTCGTTGGGGATGATTGCTCCACGTCTCTTCCTCCCTTTTAAGAAGGGAAGAGGAGGTCATCTTCCTAGTTTCCTAGGTGGGTTGACAGAGCTTGTGTTCGATCGCAGTAGTGGACGATTACTGGATCTACCTAGCCACGAAGCCATTTTCTATATACGGCAGATAACTCTGCTGTGTAAGAAAATCCTTATACCCTGTTCAACTGAACGAGTACAAGATGCCTACGCGAAGTACATCCAGTGTGAGAAGGAAGTCGATAGATGGTGTTCCACTGTACCTGAATCCCTTTTACGGGATTTTGGTTCCGTGTGTGACCTTCTTTGGGGTTCTGATCTTAGCCTCATTGACCGCATGGTTTATGAGGGAGATCTCATCCCGCGACATGGCCCGGGTGCAACTGCCGATAGACTTGTCGGTAACGGCAAGTTCCGTCAGTCAACCTGGACCACACGACTCGAAAGATATTTTCCAGTCGGAGATTATCTAATTCCCAATTACGGGTTTTATGATGATCTACAGTCGATCGACTTTCTCGAACCCGAAGCTGAAATACCCGTGAGGGTTATTACAGTTCCTAAAACGTTAAAGACACCACGAATCATTGCCATTGAGCCTACCTGTATGCAATATGCACAACAGGCGCTCATGGAGGTGATCGTTGATCGCCTTGAGAGGAGTGACACCCTCAAAGGGGCCATCGGTTTTACGGACCAAATCCCTAATCAGGATTTAGCCCGCCTAGGTTCCAGCAGCGGTGGTTTTGCAACCATCGACCTGTCTGAAGCTTCTGACCGTGTCTCTAATCTGCTCGTTGAACGTATGCTCTTGAACTTTCCCAGCTTAGCTGGAGCCGTGCAAGCGTGTAGGTCTGCCCGAGCAGACGTACCTGGTTACGGGATTATCCCGTTAACCAAGTTCGCGTCTATGGGTTCAGCACTCTGTTTTCCCATTGAAGCCATGGTATTTCTTACCATCGTTACTTTAGGGTATCAGAGAGTGCTTAATCGCCACTTGACTCATCAAGATATTGAATCATTGATGAGCTGTGTGCGCGTCTATGGCGATGATATCATTGTCCCCATAGATATTGCACGTCCGGTGATGCATGAGCTGTCATCTTTTGGGATGAAAGTAAATGAAAACAAGACTTTCTGGACTGGCAAGTTCCGAGAGTCTTGTGGTAAGGACTATTACGACGGTACAGATGTCAGTGTGACATATGTCCGTCGTCTTATTCCTTCATCACTGGGTAACGCTTCTGAGGTGGCATCCGTTGTTTCCTTAAGAAACCAGCTTTATAAGGCTGGCCTTTGGAATACGGTGCGTTTCCTGGACGACCTTATCGGGAGGCTAGCCCCCTTTCCGATCGTCGAGGATACATCTCCAGTGTTAGGTCGTCACAGCTACCTTGGTCCTAAAAAGGGCCAACGTTTTTGCGACAAGCTTCATATCCCTCTTGTCAAGGGATTGAAACTTCGACCAGTACCAAGGAAATCAAAACTTGATGGCCCTGGTGCGCTACTGAAGTTCTTCCTCAAACGTGGGCTCCAACCCATCTTTGATCCGAAGCACTTAGAACGTTATGGACGTCCCAAATCCGTCGACATCAAGATTGGGTGGGGCTCAGTCACTTAGTGACTGAGTCGCTGGCTTGGCCAGCATAGGAGGTACTTGTATCTCCGAGATACTATTCTC